TCGTATTTCTCTAACACACCAAAATCACAAATCACCGCATTGTTTGATTTGTACAATTTAATTATCGATGCTAAACTTATGATCATTCGTAAGTTAGATAAAGCAAAGCGTATTGACACGCTGTTACTGACACAAGATGGTTACAAAGTAACTGAGCAAGAAGGCTTTGTTGCGATTGACCACACTGGAAAAAATGCGGTTAAGTTGGTCGATAGACTACAATTTAGTAAAGCAAACTTCTCCCCAGATATAATAAAAGGCTGGCAAAAGTAAAAAGGAGTCGCCGCCATGGCTATATGGAACAAAATATCACAAGCATACCTACAAGGTAATAAAACTTTATTCGAAGCATTTGTACTCGCAGACAAAGATGGTAATATCATCAACTCGTTTGGCGTTGCATCTAACATTCCAATTGCTGCGGGTGACGTTGACGGATATACTCACATCAATAAGTTTGGTGCATCGTCAGATGATATTGCAAGTGGTACTATATGGGACGGTAATGGTGTAGGTAATGCCGATGATGTGGTATATCCATATCCTGCTGATAGTGTTATTGCCGTTACATCTGCAAGTAATGTAGGTGCGGCAGTATGGGTCGAAGGACTAGATGCTTCTTATCATGTAGTATCAGAGACAATTAATATTGGCGACACTGGTGCTACTGTATTCTCACGTGTCTTTAGAGCAAGAATGGTTGATACTGTTAATGATGCAGATGTATCGTTAACTATGGGTGGCACGGAAGCCGCAAGAATTATTGCAACCAAAGCACAAACACTAATGGCAGTGTATACAGTACCTGCCGGTAAGACAGCATATCTTATTAAAGCACAAATGGGCTCAGATAAAGCCGCTGTAAATGCTTCGTTGAAATATTCTCTTATGGTTAGAGACACCGATGATGGAAACGTATTTCAAATCAAAGGCATTTCATATGCCGCTGGTGGTCAAAGCGTTGTAGTGGAATATCCAGTTCCGTTAAAGATTGAAGAAAAGACGGATATCAGAGTTGATGTTCTAGCACCAAACGGTGGGCAAACTTGTTCGGCAACTATTGATTTAATATTGGTTGACAACCCGACATAATGTCACATATTCACTAAACGACTAACGGGTATATCAAATTGGTAACCCTTTATTACCCATTTTTCTAATAAATAATTGTAGGAAACAATTAACACTTATTAGAAAGGGTACCGTTATGGCACACACATTAAATAGTAACTCATCCGCAGCTTCAGTCTTTGCATACAGAGTAGTAGTATTCTTTGAACGTCTAGGTCAAAAACTTGCTGAACGTAGAACACGTAAAGAAACATTCAAAACACTTCATAAATTAACAGATCGTGAACTCGCAGATATCGGCATCTCTCGTGGAGATATCCGTTCTATCTCAAATGACACGTGGGAAGATAACCGTAGACGTGACTCACTACCATATATCCGCACTAGCGTAAACCCAAATCTAAAGGGTTCAGTGTAATGCAAGAATCAATGGAAGTGGTAGGTAATACACCAGTAGAAACACCAAAGTTTATCAAAGCACTTGGCAAAGTATTAGTTGCTGTTGCAATGGCCGTATGGGCATTTGGGGAATCAGCAGGTAGAGCAAGAGCTGCCAGTGAATTATACCGTCAAGGATATGTAGAAGAAGCAAGAAGATTAATGCTAGGAGATGATAAATGACTGGTGATATAGCAATGATGGGCGCAATGATTGGCGCTGGACTAGCAACATTAGGAATGGGTGGCGCTGCCATCGCAGTAGGAATGATTGTTGGTAGTGTACTTAAAGTTATGCCTAAGAAGCCTGACACGGGTACAATGTTTGTTGGTGTTGCATTTGCAGAAGCATTAGGTATCTTTGCATTCTTAGTAGCACTACTATTAATGTTTGCTGTATAATGACAGGTGATCAACATATTGAAATATCAGCCCAAGTCGTACAGAAGTTAGGCTTCTATATGTTTGTGGTAATGACTTCATTATTATTAATATGCACAGCGTTCGGGTTCTACGCAGTAATTCAAAAGTTCAACGAACCAAATTGGAAAGAGGTATGTATCGCAAAAGGCGGTGTACCAGTACAATTAGAAAAGTCAGTCTTTGACTGCAAAAAGATGTAAGAAAGAGGAAACGTAATGTTTAAACGATTTATGAAATTAATGGAATATAGAAGTTACTGTATGAGTATCAAGCAGTTGAGAGAAATGGGTATGTATGATAAAGCCCGAGAAATCTCTGAGTTTAAAAATAAGATGTATCCATCATGCTAGATCCAGATCATACTTACACAAAGCCTAAGGGCGAGAAGAAAAAAGGCGGTAAGTAAGCCGTACTAAATAGACGTGAAGGTCTATTGTTAAAGCGTCCTTAGGGGCGCTTTTTTTATAAATATACCTAGTAGTAAGTGTTAGCAAAACCTACGAGGAAAAAAATATGGCAGAAGAAAACGAAGACTTAATTCAGTCGGACGAAAAACCCGACCCGAAAGAAGCAAAAGAAAAGAAGACAAAGAAAAAGTCTCCTAGTAAAAAAGATGGTGAAGAAGGCTCAGTTAATAACAAGATTGAGATCAACCCTAAGCTTAATGAAGCTGTATCACGAACAATCGTGTTTAGCTTTGGTCGTATGAATCCAGTTACAATTGGACACGAAAAGCTAGTAACCAAAGTCAACGCAGAAGCGAAGAAGAATAATGCAACACCGGTTGTTTATCTATCTCATTCTCAAGACGCAAAAAAGAATCCCCTATCATACATTGATAAGTTGAGAATTGCTCAAAAAGCATTTGGTAAAGTAGTCAAAAAATCAAATGCCAAAACAATTATTCAAATTATGCAAGAAATAGAAAAGTCTTACAACAAGGCTATTCTAATCGTAGGCGCAGATAGAGTTAAAGAGTTCGAAACTCTTCTATCACGTTACAATGGTAAAGACTATAATCTAGATAGCATCACAGTAATGTCCGCTGGTGAGCGTGATCCAGACGCAGATGGCGTTGAAGGTATGTCAGCATCTAAGATGAGAGTTGCCGCTGTACAAGGCGATAAAGACGCATTCATATCAGGTCTACCTAAAAAGTTAAAACGTAATGGCGAAGACATCTATTCGATGGTTCGTAATGGCATGAAGCTTAATGAAGAACTAGAAGCACAAGGTCTTCTAAACGAAGTATTAGATATTGCTCAACGTAGAGCAAGAGCCATCACAATGCGTAAGTTCAAATCTAAAATTGCTATGGCTCGTAAACGTATGATGAACCGTCCTGCGACCATGGAAAAGATTAAGAAGAGAGCGCAGAAGAAAGCACTTTCTATTGTGAAAGCAAAAGTAGCAGGTAAAAAAGGCTCAGACTATGCTAATCTTAGTGTAGCAGAAAAGCAAATCATCGATAAGAAAGTTAAAAAGAGAAAAGCACTTATTCAACGTTTAGCTAAAAAATTAGTACCAAAAGTACGTATGGCTGATAGAGCAAAGCTGTCAGGTAAGAAAAAGAAAATCAACGAAGAGTTTGAAGTATTCTTTGAAGCACGCCAAGATGCAGACATTAAAGACCGTGAAGGTACTCAACCAGCGAAGTATCATGCAGGACTATCTAAGTCAACAAAAGCAAAGCGTGATGCACACTTTAAAAAGGGCGCTAAGATGGATGATGATAACGATGCAGCGTACAAGCCAGCACCAGGTGATGCTGATGCAAAGACTAAAGAGTCTGAGCATACAAAGAAATATAAAGCAATGTATGGAGAAGAGAGCGAAGTGAAGAAGTACCACGAAGCTAGAAAAAAAGATGGTACTATCAAAACAGATGGCCGCTTTCGTGCTTTCCGTAAGAAAGTAGCAGAAGACGCAGAACAGCGTCTACGTGATCAACATAAGCGTGAGAAAGAAGATCAATCATCTGATCACGAAAGAGAAATGGATAGAGTAAAGACACGTAAGATGCGTACTCAAATCCGTGATATAAACAAAGAGAGTTTTGAAAGCGATGAAAGCATCCTAGCATTTATCGAAGAAGTTTCTGATGACATTATAGCTTCTATCGATTTAGATGAAGCGAAAGCGATGGATGGTCTAAAGAAGAAAGCAGAGAAATCTGGAATCTCATATGGCATTCTAAAGAAAGTATATGATCGTGGTGTAGCCGCATGGCGCACAGGTCATCGTCCTGGTACAACTCCACAACAATGGGGATATGCTAGAGTAAACTCTTTCGTAACTAAGTCATCTGGTACATGGGGTAAGGCTGATAAAGACCTTGCTGCTAAAGTACGTAAAGAAGAAGTTGAACTTGATGAAGCGAAGAATGCCGCACAACAAGCCGCAATTGCTATCTCTAAAAAAGAAAGAGAAGAAGCTCCTGTAGAAAAGAAAAAAGATGGCAACTCTTATGTTAAAGAAGAGGATCCATGTTGGGATGGCTACAAGCAAGTCGGTATGAAGAAAAAAGGTGGGAAGATGGTTCCCAACTGTGTGAGTGAAGAAATCTTTACATTAGATGAGCAATTCGAATTCCAATTCTTAGATGAAGAAGTAGTTCTTGATAGAGCCTTAACTGCTATTCATAAGCATGTAAGTATGGGTAAAGACTTAGGTGATATGTCATTCGAAGTATCACGTGCCGCTGGAGTGAAGTTCTCTGCACAAGACTTGAGAAAGAGATACATTCAAAAGTATGGTAACCCTAAGAAAGTAAAACTAAACCCAACTGCAATCAAAAACATGAAGAAGAGATTTGGTTTTAAAGAAGCTTATGGCGCTGGGTTTGAAGGTACAGATACTCTTGTACAGAACTATAAGAATGTCACACCAGGCGAAAGCGGTAAGAAAAAAGAGCCTAAAGTTAGTGACTGGTCTCCTCATATGAAAGATGAGAAATCAAAGAAGATTAACGAAAGCTTTGAGAACTTAATGGAAGCTGAGTGTCAATTGATTGGCATGAAGCAAATTAAACAGTTCGAAAAGGTTGTTGATAACTTGTTTAAGAAGTTTGGTATTGACTTTAACTTCACTAAGCACTTTGGTGATCGTATGAGTGATGAGCGTAATACACCTTGTATCACACTTAAAGAACTTGCAGCGTTTGTTAAAAAGATTTATGCAAATCAAGGCAAGTCTTTGAAGAGCGTAGCTGGTGCTGAAGCAGTAGTTAAAGATATTCAAACTGATCTAAATATACCAGTAGCAGTAAAGTACGATCAGCGTAATGATGAGTTCGATGTTGTTATGAAAACTATTATGAGAAAAAAGAATTTTAAAACTCCTGATAAAGTGATTACTTTCAAATGATACGTTTAAAAACATATTTAACTGAGTTAAAAGTTGAGTACCCGGATGCTAAAAAGACTCTGGGTATTCCACGTGATAAGATGCCTCAAGTTAAATCAAAAGACTATGAAGAACTTATTGAGTTTCTGTCTAAGAAGAATATAACTATGAAACTAAGAAGCGTGAAAGCAAAAGACTTAAAGGCTACACAAAGTAACTTTAACGTCGATAAGATAGTCAAAGCAGCTAGTAAGTATAGCACACTAGCAAAGGCTAAACCTATTATTGTTAGTAGTGATGGATATGTAATAGATGGTCATCATAGATGGCTAGGAGCATTAAACATACGTGGTAATGTTTCTATTATGCAAGCAAATGTGAAAGCAAAAGAGTTGTTAAGTGTTATTAACGAGTTTCCTAAAACTTTTAATAAAAATATAAATGAGACATGAGGTTATCTAATGTATGAATATAGAGCAAGAGTAGTTAAAGTAGTTGATGGAGACACAGTTGATGTTGACATTGAACTAGGGTTTGGTGTAGTTCTTGCGGACGAAAGAGTTCGCATTATGGGCATCGATACACCAGAATCAAGAACTAGTGATAAAGTTGAAGACTTATTTGGCGAAGCAGCAAAAGCTAGAGTTAAAGAGTTACTAGAAGGTGATGTAATTCTAAAGACCGAAGTGAGTAAGAACGGTGAAGACATGAAGGGTAAGTTTGGTCGCATTCTTGGGGACTTCATGGTAGAGCGTTGGGAAAACGGTAAAGAAGAAAGACTAACAGATGTGCTAATCGAAGAGGGTCATGCAGTGGCGTACTTTGGTGGATCAAAAGAAGAAATCGCTATGAAGCATTTAGCGAATAGAGAGAAGTTACTACGTGAAGGTATCGTGAGTACAGAAGAGTATGAAAAGCAATTGAAAAAACAAAGTGGAGAATGATAATGGAAATCACTAAAGAAATTTTTACAGAACTTTTTCCTAAAGCGAAAAAGTCTAAAGAGTTAGTAAAAGCTATGAAAGATATCTTACCTAAGTATGATATCGATACGCCAGAACGTATTGCAGGCTTCTTAGCACAATGTGGTCATGAGTCCGGTGGATTTAGATTGATTGAAGAAAACCTAAACTATTCCGCTAAAGCACTTGACGCAGTGTTTGGTAAGTACTTTGTAAGAGGTGGTAGGGATGCACAAGAATACGCTAGGCAGCCTGAGCGGATTGCTAATATTGTATATGCTAATCGTATGGGCAATAGTGACAGTGAGAGTGGAGACGGTTGGAAGTTCCGAGGAAGAGGCTACATTCAGCTCACCGGTAGGGATAATTACAAGAGTTTTGCAACCGATATCGACAGCGGACTTAGAGACGCAGTTGAGTACACAGAAACAATAGCAGGTGCGTTAGAATCCGCTTGCTGGTTCTGGAAGAAGAATAAGATTAATCGCTATTGTGATAACCATGATGTTAAGGGTATGACTAAGCGTATTAACGGTGGCTACAATGGCCTAGAAGACCGTGAGAAGCATTGGCACCACGCATTAGAAATGCTAGGTGGAGATGTTCACGCAAAGCCAAAGCCAGCTAAGAAGAAAGCTTCTAAGTCTAAAGGATCTACAAGTGTAACACTAAGCGTAGGTTCACGTGGCGATGAAGTAAAAAATATGCAGGCTGCATTAGGCCTTGGTGCTGATGGTATATTTGGACCAGGTACAAAACGTGCAGTAAGAGCATTTCAAAGAGAAAATGGTTTGACAGCAGATGGTGTTGCTGGACCTGCTACACTAGGAAAGCTATACGGCTAATGAAATCGTTTAAGACATATATTAACGAAGGCATTAAAATGCAATTGATCCGTGGTAAGGGTCAAGATGTATTGAAGATGTGGAATAAAGGAGACTCAAAGTGGGTTGAGCTGAGAGGCAAGCCCAACTTTGAGATCAAGTTTGACAAGAAAGAAGAGCTACATAAAGTTCTATCTGCTCTTGGTAAATCAGTTAATGTGTCTGAACTTGTTAATGGTGAGCCTGTTGGTATTAACCCAAATAACCCTGGAGCAAAAAAAGCATTAAAGGTAATACAAGGATTAATGAAATGATATCGTTTAAACAACATTTAGAAGAAGCATTTGGTAGAGCGAACTTTAACAAACAGTTAAAGAAAAAGGGTATTGATGTTGATAAACGACATAAAGATAATGTCAAAGATGCGGCGGCCGCTAAGAAAAGATCAGCCGCTGCTGCTAAAGATCATGCCGCTTTCCGTAAGAAATATCCAAACATTAAGTTTGAAGCTAAAGACCCAGGCGAATATGATAACGAAGGTAGTATGGCAAAGACACAACTACGTGGTGTACTTGCTGATGCCGAGCATATGATTGGTATGTTTGAAGACGATGAGAACTTGCCTGAATGGGTACAAAATAAGATTACTAAAGCGGCAGACTATCTAAACTCCGCTCATAGATATATGATGAATAACGGAGAAGATTGATGCAAGGACCAATTAGGTATTGCGAAAATTGCGGACACAGGTGCCACTGTTATAGACCAGATTGTAAAGAATGTGTAAATGACGTGTGTACAAACTGCCAATGTAAGGAAACAAAAAAATGAGAACATTTAAAGGCCACCGAGAAGATAAGATTGATCAGATATGCGAAGATTGCAATATCTATGATGATTTAATTTTAGAAGCAGCTGAACACGAAGGTAAGAAGGTTACTCTGAATGATCCAGTTCGTGGTGGCTCTAAGAAGTTTTACGTGTACGTTAAAAACGACAAGGGTAATGTCGTAAAAGTATCCTTTGGTGATCCTGACATGGAGATCAAAAGAGATGATCCCGCTAGACGCAAATCGTTTAGAGCAAGACATGGGTGTGATAACCCAGGTCCTAAATGGAAAGCTAAGTACTGGTCTTGTTGGCAATGGCGTGCAGGCGCTAAAGTTGATAACTAATAAATACAAATAAGAAATAATTTAACTTTGGGAGAAACCAATGAAAAAGAAAGAGATCACACCATTGCCAGAGGGCTTTGCAGATTTAGTTGCTTCTAAATCTGGATACGCACCAGCGGCAAAACCGCAATCTAGTTTACAACTTTTAGAGAACGACATGCGTGTATTAAATACACAACTAACATCTGCTCGTCAAGGCGGAGCTGGTAATGTTCGTAAGCTACATGAAGCCAAGCTAAAACTTGCAAGAGAAATCGAAGAAGCAAAGGCTAGCAACAAAGCTGACCAAGCTGTTGGCGATACAAAGATGCCTAACGTCGAAGCAAATGTTAAGACACCAGAAGGCAAAGCAGACAAAGAGACTCCAAAGCGTAAGGGTGATCAAGCACAAGCTGACTCTATGGAGAAAGTTAAAGAAGACCTTGATGAAGGTTATAACGAATCTGCTTGCGTTGGCGAAATGAAGAAGCTACATGCTTCAGCATGTTCAAAGACAGAAATGTATAATAAAGTTTCTGAAAAGTATGGTTGCTCACAGTCACAGTTTGATGAGCTATATGCAGAGTATTGTAAAGAGTCTTATAAAGAAGAAAAAGAACTTGATGATGTAGATCCAAAAGCTGTTAAGAAAAAATTTGCTAATCGCAAAGATAAAGACCTTGACAACGATGGCGATACAGATTCTTCTGATGAGTATCTACACAAGCGCCGTAAAGCAATTTCTCAAGCACTAAATGAGAAGCCAAAAAAGCCTAGTGCCTCTGTAGATGAATCTACCGAACTGCAGGGGCTTGATGCGGCTAGTGAAGAACTAAAAGAAGATGCTAAGATGGGAAAGCAGTCAGATGAAAATCTGAAAAAACTGCATAAACAGTTTAAGGCTATGAATCAGCAAACACCTTCAACTCAACATATGATGAAGCGAATTACTAAAGAGATGAAGCGCCGCAAGATGACTGTCGAAGGTTTAGAAGAAGCAAAGAGTGACTACACAGTCGCTCATAAAACTTTCTCTTCAGCTGTACAACATGCAGTTCAAGTGGCAAAGAAACGTGGATACGAAGTAGATGACGAAGACTATGATCGTAAGGTCGCAATGGGTCCTCGTAAGCCAGGTAAAGGCAAAACTAACTCGTATGCAATTGATGTAACAAAAAATGGTAAGCCTGTAAAACAAAAATTACAGATGCAAGTTTACTACGACCAAGGTCGTTACGAATTGAACATGTACATTCAATAACCCAGAAAAAGGAGAACTATTATGGCACTATGGGGAAAAACAGATGAAGCAGCTTCTGTACCTGCTTATCTAAGCACTGCAGATGCAGCGAATGCTTATTTCGTAGATATCGAAGAAGCAGGCGTGGCAGCTAACAAAGCAAAAGGTCTCGGCAATGGTGGCTGGAATCTATATACAACTTATACAGATAGCAATGGCGCTACACGTAATCGTGCAGAATGTCTAGTTGCTATGGGTGTTGCAGCAGCAGTTTCAGGTGATGCTGAAGACGTTGTGGTGGCCGATCCAGCCTGATCCAGCACCTTAATAAATACGTTAGAGGGCGGATACAAGTTCGCCCTCTAATAACTTTTAAATAATTACTAGGTGGTTTAAGAATGAAATTAGATGAAGAGTCGTTTATGTTATTTGCAGCCAAGCATTACGATATGGCAAAAGCAACAGGCATAGATGAATTTAATGATGATTTAAAAAGGTTTCAATATTTGAAGAGACTTTTCAAAAGATATCATGATGAAGATGAATTAAAGGTTAGACTTATCTTAAATCATCTTATAGTTTTATATAATTGTTTTGGTCCTGCGGCGACTACTATGTTGTTTATGAAACTAACAGATTATCACAAATATTTAAAACCGTTTATTTTATTTTTACATTATCTACCAGATGAAATTGAGTATGATGAAGTGAAGTTAAATACTAATAGCATTCCAATGGATATGCAAATATTAAGAGAGCTGAGAAAAATATGATTGTCGATCTATTTCTAGTATACCAATTTGTTAAACGCCTTGCTACTCCTTTTGAGAAGTGGGATGCGTATGAGTTGGGTATTATTGATAAAGAAGGTAATCGTTTAAAGAAGATTAAAGATTTTAAAACAGTGAAAGAGAGACAGGCGTTTGGTCGTTTCGATCTTTTAGTACTAAAGCTAAAGAAACTATTAGAAAAAGTTCCTGGCGGTAAATCTCGTATTGCTTCTTATGCTGCAGCGCTTTATTTAATTAAGGAGCATAACGATCCTACATCAAATGCTTATTCGTTAAATGAAGAAGAATTACAAACAAAACTTGATGAGAATATGCTTGTAGCTGAAAGCTATAATGTAAACTCTGCGTTCTTAAAAATGATAGAAGATGCGCCTACTAATAATGTTGGTGGAGGTTCTATCGCAGGAACTGGTGGAGCTGGTGGCGAACCTGGATTGACTCCTGCACAAATGAAAAAATACAAAGATAAGAACAAGATGCTAAAACGTTTTAAGGATACAGTTAAATGAAATTATCTTTAATATTACTTGTAGTTATAGCATCGATGGGTGGAATTGGTTATTGGTACTACACTGATACTCAAGAGCGCATGGCTATTCTACAACAGAATAACACTAAACTTGAAACTGCGGTTGCGTTAAATGAAGAAGCACTAGCAAGTGTACAAGCAGATTATGCAAAAGCGCAGGCTGAAAATCAAAAACTAAATCAAGCATATGCAGATATACGTAGACAAAATAATAGACTGTCAGCTAAGATTGCAAATATCGATCTAGGCTTACTAGCAGTAGAAAAACCGGATTCTATGCAAAGAGCTGTCAATCGTGGAACAGTAAATGCTGGAAGATGCTTTGAACTATTATCAGGTGCAGAACTAAACGAAACAGAGAGGAACGCAACAAGTGGCGAACAATTTAATAAAGAGTGCCCTTGGCTTTGGGATGGTATTGCTCCTGACAGGGTGCCTGGGGACAACAACCCAGCCAATTGAAATTAGTACAAAGCCTATTGATAAACCTGATTTAACTTTACCTCCAGTTGATGAAATCAACATGCGTAACGTAGAGTGGATTGTTATTAATAGAGAAAATGTAGAGGCGAAGCTTGCAGAGCTAGAAGAAAAGAATATTCCTGTGGGTCTATATGTGTTGACTGGTGAGGGTTACGAAAACCTTAGTCTGAACTTTAGTGATATTAGAGCAATGGTTCAACAACAACAGGCAATCATAGTAGCATATGAAAACTATTACAAAGAAGCATCGGAAGCTTTAGATAGTGCTGTAACAGTAGAGTAGAAGGTAATGAGTAATAAAGACCAAATAGAGTTAATAACAGACGTAGAGCTGTTAAAGAAAGACGTATCTAATTTGCAGAACATACTTGGCAAGCTAGACACTGCTATAGACAAGATTGCTGATGCCACGGGTGGTATCTCTAAAATGCTTGCTGTGCATGATAGTCAAATTGGCATTAATGCTGAAGGTATCACTGAACGAAGAAGACTTGCCGAGAAAGAGAATGAACTAATTCATCGTAGAATTAGTGAGAAGGGTGATGAGGTCTTAGAGAGACTAGACAAGATGGATGTTGAAGTCACTAGCGAAATTAAAACCCTAACAGCCCGAGTAGCACTACTAGAAAAATGGAAGTGGTGGGTCATGGGTGGTTCATGGGCTATCGGCTTCATCATTGCTACTTTATTCCAAGCAGGAAATTTTATAAGGTCTTTCCTCATTTAACCCCTTGACATAGTTTCCATATCGTGTATAATGACTATTAACGTCATGATAATAATATGGAGATTCTAAATGAATCATGTAGATTTAAAGTATTCTGGTATACTATCAACAAGAGTACAAGGGTTTAAATTAAAATCACATTCACCTTATAGAGCTAATCTAAGATGCCCTATATGTGGTGACTCCCAGAAATCTAAACATAAAGCACGTGGCTGGATACTAGAGAAAGATAACTCTGGTATATATTACTGTCATAACTGTGGTGCTTCTATGGGGTTACGTAACCTTCTTAAGACTATTGATACTAATCTATACAACGATTATGTAGTTGATATGGCGTTAGACAAAGGTTACAAAAAGAAAGAAGAGCCAAAGCCAAAGCCGCTTGACACTCTAAGACTTAAAAGACCTAACTTCGCTAAAAAAGGATCACCTCTTCTAAAGATTATGAAGATGAGTCAGCTTTCTGTTGAACATCCAGTACGTCATTACATAAACAATCGTAAGATACCTACAAATCAACACTATAAGATATACTTCGCAAAACATTTTAATAAGTGGGTAAACTCACTAGTCCCGAATAAACTTAATGAAAAGTTTGTCGAGCCACGCATAGTCTTGCCTTTCATAGACAAGAAGAACGTAGTATTTGGCTTTCAAGGTAGATCATTAAACAATGACGGTATTCGATATATCACTATCATGTTAGATGAAGATATGCCTAAAATTTTCGGTCTAAATACAGTTGATTATTCAAAACGATACTATGTTGTTGAAGGTCCTATTGATAGCTTGTTCTTAAGTAATGCAGTTGCTATGGCAGGTGCTGATGGTAATGCTAGAGGCTTAGACAACGTAGAGAATGCAATCTTTGTATTTGATAATGAGCCACGCAATAAAGAGATTGTTGCACGTATGGAGAAGTGTTTAGATAAAGGATATAAAGTTTGCATTTGGCCTACGAATATACTTGACAAAGACATCAATGATGTGATACTATCAGGTATAAAGGGTGAAAATCTTCAACTAATTATCGACCAAAATTCTTACTCTGGTCTACAGGGTAAATTACAACTTAGCGAGTGGAGAAAAGTATGATCAGAGCTATTTTAGCTTGTGACGATGATTGGGGTATAGGTAAAGATGGTGATTTGCCATGGCCTCATAACCCAGCTGATCTTAGATGGTTTAAAGAGAGTACAACGGGTAGTGTGGTTGCTATGGGCAAAGCAACGTGGGATAGTCTACCTAAGAAGCCTTTGCCTAATCGTAACAACGTTGTTATTACAACAAGTGAAAAAGATAAAGATGGACCATATCATTTCTTGACGTTTAATAAAGCAAAGTCCTATCTTACTAGCATGAATCAAATACAAGACGTTTGGGTTATTGGTGGTGCTAAGTTAGTTGAAGGTCTACTGCCGATTATTGAAGAAGTCTGGTTGAGTCGCATACAAGGCTCATATGATTGTGATACTTTCTTACCAGCCACACTAATCGAAGAGACACTAAGTCTAACTTCTAGTGGTTGGCAAAATGATGTTTATGTTGACATATGGAGTCGTATATGAAACAATACTTAGATGCGTTAAAACACGTATTAGAAAATGGGGAAGATGTAGATGATAGAACTGGAGTCGGTACTCGCTCTGTGTTTGGTCATCAAATGCGTTTTGACTTGACAAAAGGCTTTCCCGCTGTTACTACTAAGAAATTACAATGGAAAGCTGTTGTAGGAGAACTACTATGGTTTCTAGAAGGTAGTACAGATGAGCGTAGGCTCAAGACTATTATGCATGGTACTACTAACCCAAACAAACGTACTATCTGGACTGCTAATGCAGAAGTGCAGGGTCAAGAGTTGGGATATGCAGAAGGTGAACTTGGGCCTATCTATGGATATCAATGGCGCAACTTTGATGGTCGTAGAGATCAAATTAGTTGGTTGATTAATGAGATAAAAACAAACCATAATAGTCGTAGACTTATCCTAAGTGCTTGGAACCCTAATCAAATCGATGAGATGGCATTACCCCCATGTCATACAATGGCACAATTTAGAGTAATGAATGGTGCGTTGTCTTGCCAGATGTACCAAAGAAGCGCAGATATGTTTTTGGGGGTGCCATTTAATATTGCAAGTTATAGCCTATTTACCCATATCTTAGCACGAATATGTGACTTAAATGTAGCACATTTTGTGTGGGCAGCGGGAGACGTTCATATATATACTACACACATGGACCAGGTACGGCAGCAAATACAAAGACAGCCTGCTGGTCTTCCTACATTAGAAATGAATAAATTCACATCACTTAATGAACTTCTAGATTTAAGTGTTGATGATTTCGTTTTGAATGACTACACCCCAATGGAGTCAATCAAGGCCCCTATGGCTGTTTAACTAATTATATACAAGAGAAAGAGGACGAGAATGTTAAAAGTAATTTCCAATAATCCCGACAGAAACACAAGAGCCCTTATGTCAGACACTAAGTTCTACGAAGGCTATTCACGTTGGGATGACACTAAAGAGCGATATGAGTCGTGGGAAGAAGCTGTATCACGTGTTATGAATATGCATCGTGATTACTATGATAAAGTAATGACACCTGAATTAGCTTTGCTAATCGATGAGGCAGAAGCTTCATATAAACTTAAATATGCTCTAGGCGCTCAACGTGCTTTACAATTTGGTGGTGAGCAATTACTTAAGCAACAAATGAAAATGTATAACTGTACTTCAACTTACGCTGATCGTGAAGGGTTCTTCGGCGAATTGTTTTACATTCTACTATGTGGTGCTGGCGCAGGGTTCTCTGTACAAAATCATCACATTGATCGTCTTGCACCTATTCAAGAACGTAAGAAGCAAGCAAAGGGTTATGTAGTAGAAGATAGTATTGAAGGATGGGCAGATTCTCTTGCTGTTCTAATGTCTTCATACTTTGTTGGCGGTGGTGTGCATCCTGAGTTTGAAGGTCGTAAAGTTTACTTCGACTTGTCTAACATTCGTCCAAAGGGTGCAATGATTTCTGGTGGGTTCAAAGCACCTGGTCCAGAGCCTCTTCGTCGTACACTAGATAAAATTGAATACATGCTACAAGGTATCGTTCTTTCTGGTCGTAATAAACTAAAGTCTATCGAAGTGTATGATATCGCTATGCACGCCGCTGACGCCGTTCTATCGGGTGGTGTGCGCCGTTCAGCTACCATTTGTTTGTTTTCACCAGATGATGAAGATATGATGAAGGCTAAAACAGGCAATTGGTTTATTGATAATCCACAACGTGGACGTTCAAACAACTCAGCAGTGATTGTACGTGATGAGATTACTAAAGAGCAATTCGCTAACTTCATGTCTTCAATCAAAGAGTTCGGTGAGCCTGGTTTCTATTTTGTAGAAGATAAAGACATGACTACAAACCCATGTGTTGAGATTGGCATGTACCCACAGATCGATGGTGAGTCCGGCTGGCAAGGTTGTAACCTAACAGAAATCAATGGTGGTAAGTGTACAACTAAAGAAGAGTTCTTTAAAGCGTGTCGTGCAGCGGCTATTCTAGGCACCCTACAAGCAGGATACACAAACTTCAACTACATTAGTGAAGCATCAAAGCGTATCTTTGAGCGTGAAGCACTGCTAGGAGTATCTGTAACAGGTTGGATGAATAACCCAGATGTTCTATTAGATGCAGAAGTTCAAACAACTGGCGCAGAGATTGTTAAAAGTGTTAACGCAAGTGTTGCTGAATTGATTGGTATCAACGCTGCAGCTAGAACAACTTGTGTGAAGCCATCAGGTAATGCTTCAGTGTTGTTACAGACAGCATCAGGTATTCATGCTGAGCATTCACCTCGTTATCTACGTCATGTACAATTGAACAAAGAAAGTGAAGTTGCTCAATTGATTCATGAAACAAATCCATATATGGTTGAAGAGTCAGTATGGTCAGCAGGTAAGACTGATTATGTTGTTGCGTTTCCAATCATCTCACCTGATGATTCATTGTATCGTCAAGAACTATATGGTACAAGTCTACTAGAAAAAGTGAAGCTGGTACAAAACAACTGGGTCGAAGCCGGTACTAATGTTGAGAGATGTGCCCATCCAAAACTACGTCACAACGTTTCAAACACCGTGACTGTTATGCCACACCAGTGGAAAGAAGTAGAAGATTATGTATACGCAAACCGTGGTGCATATGCGGGTATTTCTTTCTTAGGTGGATCAGGTGATAAAGACTTTAATCAAGCACCGATGACAGAGGTTCTTACAGAAGCAGAGATTGTTAGCAAGTATGGTAAAGCATCATTGTTTGCCGCAGGTCTTATTGTAGATACTCGTAAGGGGTTTAATGATCTATGGGAAGCTTCTTCTGTTGCACAAATGGATAAAGAGTATCGTGGAGAAGTATCTGATCTACGTGCAGAGTGGATTCGTCGTTTCAAGAAGTTCGCTGATAACTATTTCATGGGCGATATGAAAGAAGCGGAGTATTGTCTAAAAGACGTTTTCTTACTACACAAGTGGACTAAGATACAACAGAACATCAAGCCAATTGATTTTACATCTGAATTAGAAACAAAGAAGTTCACAGATGTTGATACTATTGGATCAGCGGCTTGTGTCGGTGGAGCGTGTGAAATCACATTCTAAATAATACAAAAATGGTGTAGACCTTCGGGTCTATGCCAATTCATACAATAATGCGTAGCAGAGGTCGAGTAAATATGAGCCAAAAAATAGAAGAAAGATGCCCTTACTGTGACACACAGTTTGCAGTAGAGTTTGAAAACGAAGATGATGAGCTAGTGTACTGCCCATCGTGCGGTGAAGAATTGCCAAGTTTTGAAGATGAACTAGACTTAAACGATGAAGACGAATGGGACTAGTTATAAATATATGAAACAAATATAGGATGTTTCATGTGGCATTATAATGACAAAGAGTTTACTAGTGATGATATCAATGATTATATTGGCTTTGTATATGTAATCACACACTTGTCTAATAATAAAAAATACGTAGGAAAGAAGTTATTCGTGTCCAAACGCAAACTTCCACCACTCAAAGGTAAGACCCGAAAGAGAACTGTCGTCAAAGAAAGTGACTGGCAGAGCTACTTCGGGTCTTCTGATGAGGTCAAAGCACTTGTCGAAGCACAAGGCTACTCAAACTTTCATAGAGAAATACTACACCTTTGCATGTCAAAGGGCGAACTAGGTTACCTAGAGGCAAAAGAGCAATTCGATAGAAACGTTCTTTTATCAGATGAATATTACAATGGCATAATAAATTGTAAGATACATAGAAACCACGTAAGGAGATTGAGCCATGACGAAGTGGGAGATCAAGGAAGCTAACAGACTATTCTGGATGGTGAAGGGGCATTTGATACCTATGTCCTGGAGCGAGAAAGATGTTAACGCTATCTATGAATCTTACTTTCGACGATTATGGGGCAATCATGAAGTCGGTATACGTGAAGCGGGCTTTGAGGCCGCTTATAAAGAGCGTGAAGCTCAGATATACAATGAAGAGATAAAAACCATTGCTATTCTTGGTGGTCATTATGATTAAACCCTTGACATGACCAATCGAATCATCTATAGTAGAGATGTAGCAATGAGAAAGTTTAATATGTTTTACTACGTGAAGGGCGGCAATAATAAGTATCGCCAGACAATTTCAGAAGCACTTTGTTTCGCAAAAGGGTATCTTTTGCCTAGGCATCGTAACATTGAAATTGAAGTAGAAGTCAATAAAAATCTTAAAGCTGATGCCGATGTATTTGAAGGTGATGATGATCGTCACTTTGTAATTCGTGTACGTAAGGGTATGGAACGTGAAGACCTATTGACTGCAATCTTTCATGAGTTCGTACATATCAAACAAGCTATACGTAAAGAATTCGATATATTTGATATTGACGATACGCCTTACTTTGATCGTCCTTACGAACAAGAGGCTTATGCTTTGCAAGAAAAAATGTTGGAAAAGTTCAAAAAAACTTTGGCTTAACCCTTGACATTACCCGAATCATGTATTATATTATATATGTAACGAGATGAAAGAGAGATATATTATGAATAACCAAATTGAAAATCTTATCGAACATATCAAGCAAGATTACTTGCGTTGGACTAGTGGTAACTTTACTAAAGAGTTGAGTGATATCAATATCAAAATGGTTGATGAGTTCAATGAAGGCCTGACATATCAAGAAGGTCGTAAATACATTAAAGTATTGTCAAAAGGCTCTGTATGGGGTTTCATTGTGAAAGGCGAAGATAAGTTGTTCAAAGCTGGCGACATTTTGAAAGCCGCTGGTTATAACTCTCCTGCCCGTAACAAGGCACGTGGTAACATCATTGATGGTGGGTATAGCGTTGGTTGGACCGGTCCTCACTACTTATAAGGAGTATTGCTTATGTGTAAAGTAGAGTTTCAAAAATATGTTCTAGATGGTATAGCTGAAGGGCTTACCATCAAAGAAAACATGAAGTTCGTAAATTGGAATGATGCCTGTAATTGGGCAGCAACCGTAACCGAATCTATCCGTGTTCCGTTTGTCATACTTGAAATGACAAATCTCGAAACTGGAGAAGTAGAAAATTTTTAAAGATAAATAGACTTACCTAATTAGAATAGGATAATAAAATGAAATCAATCCATTTAGTTACGGCAGCTTTAATCGCTGTATCAACACCAGCATTCTCGAATGAGGTTGTTAAAGATGTAAAAGTTTTTGATCATACTAAGGTAATTACAAAATATATTCCTACAACAACTTATGTATGTAATGATATTAAAAAGCCTGTGTATGCTAATGTGCAGAAGCAAGGCGATGCGGCTGGCAGTGCATTACTAGGTATGATCCTTGGTGGTGTTATCGGCAAAGGTGTTACAGGTGACGATGGTGGCGCAGCCGCTGGTGCTGTCATGGGTGGCCTTATCGGCGCTGATAAAGGTTCGCAGAATAGAACATCAAAAGAAATCGTTGGGTATGAAATCGTAGAGCAATGTAAAGATGTTGTTAGAAACCAAGAACAAAATGTAGAAGTTTATTCGCATTCAACCATTCGCTTCTTTCTAAACGGTGAAAGATATGTATTGGACTTTGTAAGATAATGTGGACACTAGTTTTTATATATTTCTATGAGGTGACACCTTATGTAGAATTGATTAGTACCCATGATAGTATGGTAGAGTGTTTTCAATCAAGAGAAGCACTAAGCGAGTTTCATGGCAAAGGTGGTGGGTATTTTAATGCACAGCAACAAGCCCTTTGTATTAACATGAACGAAAATTAAGAGGTATTAAAATGTTTAGATCAATATTTAGAGTAATGAAGTTTCTTATTATAGTATACTTTCTGTATTGGCTATTCATATATTTAATGTTAATGATAGCAGTAGGCTAGGAGAATATTATGAATAATGGTTTTACAGAGCGTGAAGATAAAGCTTTTGAAGAGTATGCAAAATACATCATGGACGAAGTGCCTGATGAAAAAATTGAAGACTTGTTCTTTGAGATGGGAATTGAAATCAATTTGAATAAGCCTTGGACGGAAGATTGAATGAGTGATATAGATCCGGTAATGCCAATTGTGTTAAGTTCTTATGTGTCAACAACAGTAGACCCATATAAAGAAACTAAAACTGCTGTAGAGCATTTAAGTACAAACGGTTCGATTAGAATTGATTCTGTTGACTACATTCGCTATAATAGAGATGGTGAATTAGTTAAACCCGAAAAACAAATTATAGACATATCTGTATAAGGAGAATATTATGAGTGAAGAAGATGATGGTACATTTAAAGTACATCGTGCCCACAAGATGCTTGATTGGCTAGAAGGCGAAGCAACGCAATGGGCAGAAA